TGCTCTTCATGACTCTTGTTAGAGAGTTGCTTCAAGATATCAACACCCTTGTCCATCATGTGGCGTTGTTTGTCTTCCTGCATTTGCGCGGCCATCTTCGCTGCGTCCATCTTGATGCGCTTGTCATCAGTGGCTTGCTGCGTCTGGATGCGATCACGTTCGACCTGCAACTGCGCTGCTTTGATAGCGTTGTCGGCTTGGTCTTTAGCAGCTTTACGCTGGTTCTCTTGCGCCTTGAGTTGTAACTCCTGCATCTGCATTTGAACAATCGGATCTTGCGCTTGTTGTTGCGCTTGAGCCTGTTGTGCTTCCTGCATATTTTTCTGGAGCAACTGCTGCGCGGCTTGCGCCAACATCGGAGACAGACGTGCTTCAACTTCTGGAGACATCTGAACTTCTTCACCAGACTCATCAATCTGCGGTGGCAACTGCATACCCAATGTCTCTTCAATCTGCTTGCGATACTCAAAGCCCAAGTGCTCGTTGATGTGAGACATCATGGCTGACTGCATAGCTTGTGCCATCGGGTTCTGTTGCAAGAGTGCCTGAATCTTGGGATCCTGCATCGCGGCCATGTGCACAACAATGTGAGCCTTATGGTCTTGAGACAGGAACGCTTTGACCGGCTTGCCTTTGAGCACATTCTGATTCTCTGACACTGGGTCAGTGGGCTTCTGATCATCGTCCATCGGCACAAGTTTTTGCGCATCCTTGATACCCAACACATCGAGCATTTGCCTGTGGAGTAAAGGTAAGTTGTACAACTGCGGTGCGCCTTGAGCAAGCTGTAGAACAGCTTGATACTGCACAATCTTCTGCGCCATTGTTGACGCATTTGGGTCTGACACGGGGATCACGTCCACATCATCATAGTCAGACTTCTTCGCCTTGCGACTGCCTTCGCTTGGCTGGTAGTCGTAGTCGTCTGGTGTGTACTCAGCGATGATGTGCTTCAAGAGTCCCAACTCTTGCTTCATTGAATAGTGAACACGTGCCTGAATGGCAGACATGTTCTTGAGCGTACGCTCCAAAATCGCCAAGGTAGTACCCACAGGCGCTTGCGCACTCATGTCACTAAGTGTTAGATCAGCCGTATTAGCAAAGCGTCTGCCTTCTTCAACGATCTGACCGAGCAAGGCCATCAATGTCTGGCTAGGTTCTTTGTACGGCAGGGGTAGTAAGTTGTCTTTCAATGTGCCGCTTGCTACATCTGCATCACGCCACTCACCCGGAGCAATCGGTGTGTCGTCTCCCTTGACCCGCATGCCGCGAGTCTTGAATCCGCCGGGCAGGTTACTTAAAGTACCAGCATCGACAAGCTGACGAATAAGAGAAGTGCCTGACTTAGCAAAAGCCCCAATGAGGTGGATAAGGCCAAAGCAATAGAAGCCAAAGCCGGGAACGTATCCATAATGGACAAAGTGCTGTCGTTTTGTGTAGGTCTCATCATCAGGCTCCCAGTTACGGCGAATGGCCAGCACGTTGCTGGTTCCCTTTTCAATAGTGACTACATACGGCAGTGCAATGCCAGTCTTCTCACCCTTTTTGTCTTTGTGCTCATAACCTTCTAGGTCAAGGTCTACGTTCATCTCCAAGAGTTTGAAGCGATCATCCGCAGTGGCTCTAAAGCCCATCTTTTCTGCGATCTTCTTCTCGACTTCATCCAGCACGTTGTCAGGTGTGCCCAGATCAACATCACAGTAGAACCCAGCCACTTGAAGTTTACGCAACTCGTTCTCAGTCTTACGCATCACATGAGTGATACGTGGAGAAGACTCTAAGTTAGACGCACCGTAAGGCACAACGATGTCTTCAGCAGGAACGAAGAAAGACACTTGGCGATCAAGTGAGGGATCAAAGTACACCTTCTTGAACGCATTGCCAGACAGACCCAAGCCCCACAACATGCGCTCATGCTCTGGCCTGTATTCTTTCATCACGTCCGTTAACTGGTAGTTCATGTCGTCTGCCACACGCTGTGCAGACTCTTTCTTAGCAGGTGTCTCTTTGCCAATGATCTGGGTCTTCACTGGCCCAGCGGCAGGAAACGTTGCCATCATTGTTTCTGACTGGAACTTCACCAGAGCTTCAGACAACATGGGGTGGAACACACCACACGCACCTTCCCACGGCTCCGTGCGTTCTTCAATCTTCATACCCAACAACTCTAGGCCATCAACGTAAGTCTGCATCCAGTCTTTGCGACTGGCTACATCTTCGTCATAGTCACTGATCAATTCTTCAGCAAGACTTTGCAGGACATCTTCACCAATGAACTCAGCCAAGTTGGCGTTGAAATCATCTTCTGAATCTTTGTCAGGCTCGATCTCAATCTCCATATCGCCTATGCCAATTCGCACGGCTTCGGGGTCTTCGATCTCAATCTCAATTTGAGGAGATGCTTGATCCATCGCGGCCAGTTCTTCCAAGCCTTGTGGCGCTGCGTATAGTGACTTCTCAATAGCCATGTTTCATCCTTAGTAATACGGTTCTTTCCTGCGGAAAGACTTCGGTTCATCTTCCTCATCAGACGCCAATTGAATAAAGCCACCGCGCCTGTAACGCAGTAATGCCTGAGTCATTGAGTCCACCAAGTCATCATGTTCGCCTGACGGAAAACTTGCGACTTCTTCAACCAATTCTTCTGCCCAGTGTGTATTAGGCACCCAAACGTGTCCGGATGCAAACATATCAGCCACTGCATTAAGCCGCGCAATTTTATCGTTACCTTTGCTTGGTGTGAACTCCTGCACCGGAATTCCCATCGACCTGAGTTCAAATATCAGGGGCGAACCCGCCGCCTTGGCCTCCACGATCAACGAATCAACTTCCCATTCTTTGAATTCTTCAAACGCCCGCTGTTTTAACTCGGGAAACTCCATGCGTTTCTTGAACGCGTTGAGCAATATGATATTTGCCCGGTTTACACCCAGATCATCGTCTTTATAGAACACACCCCACGTCGTGCAAGCTGAATAGTCAGCCCGTTCTGTCTTTAAAAACGCCGTATCCCACGACTGGATGATGAATTCACAGCTTGGTGGGCTGTCATGCTCCCAAATTTTCCACCATTCACGCTTGACAATGGCAGAAACGTCCGATGTGGGCGACTGCATGTACTGCGCTTGCCATTTGGCGTTGGGAAGTTCCTCTTTTAGCGCAGAAAGTTCTTTGAGTGACCAAAACTCAGGCCATAAGGGTTTACCCGAGGGCAAAATGGCAGGAAACTCGATCACTTCCCACTCTTCGCCCGACCTTTGGGCCGCAGCTTTGATTACTTGACCCGTTAAGTCCCGTTTAGACCAGCGAGTCATCACCATTACGATAGAGCCGCCCGGCTGGAGACGCTGACGAGGGCCAGATGTGTACCACTCGTACGTTTTATCGTAGATTTCTGGGTTTGACTGGGCCATCGCGGCCTCTTGCTCCGAGTGTGGGTCATCTATTATTAGTATGTCAGCGCCTTTACCAGTCACAGCACCGCCAATACCAATCGCAAAGTACTCACCACCGAAGTTTGTCGCCCAGCGACCCGCCGCTTTGGAGTCAGACTGCAAATCTAGGGCCGGAAAGATCCGCTTATAGTTAGCAGAGTCCACCAAGTTACGTACTTTTCGGCCAAAACCCACCGCCAACTCAGCAGTGTGGGACGTTTGAATGATCTTTTTGCCCGGAAACTTGCCAAAAAACCACGCTGGTAGCAGATACGAGGCAAATTCTGACTTGGTATGCCGTGGCGGCATGTTGATGATCAGCCTTTTACACTCACCCCGGGCCACCCGCTCAAACGCTCTGGCCATTTTCTCGTGATGCCGACCGTGAATGAAGTTAGGCCACATCTCCCTGATGAACACCATGAAGTCATCAGACGCTAGGGTACGCAACTTGCGGGTATTCAACTCATCCAGAATTTCTGCAATGGCTTCTTGCTCATCTTTGGGGAACTTTTTAAGTAAAAGTTGTTGTTGGTGATAGGGGAGAGTTTGTAGCTTCTCCAGCACCAATTCAAGTTTCGTCTTTTCCGCGACTTCAGTCATCGGTCTCGTCCAACTCTTTGCCAGTCATACCAAGTTCTTCATCCAGATCAATCACTTGCACCGCAGGTGCGCCGTTCAAGTACTTCTCTTCTGTTGGTTGCAGTTGCTTGGCTTCCACATCAATGATGCCATCCATATAAGAAGACAGCTTGGTAGCCAGTTCAGCCTGCAACTCTTCAGTGGTTCGGTGCGTGACATTGATCTCCATGCGTTCCACGAACGCACCTACATCACTCATCTTACCTAGTAGTTCTAACGCCTTTAACTGGGTGGACTCTTTGTCAGAACCTGTCAGCATGAGTAGCCGCATCTTCACGTAGTTTCTAACCTGTGCAGCATTCCGTACAACTTCTACGTCGTACTCATTCAACATGGCCTTCAGTAAAACAGCGGCTGCTGTAGTAAGTTCTTTACTGGCTGTTGGTGACTCGAAGAATTGAGCGTGAGCTTCTTTCTTGTCGGCGGTTGTGATAGCGGGTACTTGCATTCCGTTGGCTGTTAGGAACTCAACAGTATTGAACGCAGCTTGCGCTCGTGCATGCA